TTCCCACTCTCTATTCTATTGATTGTTTTTTCATAGAAATCAACTATCTCATTCTCAATCTCAGTCATAGTAAGAACATGATCTTTATTGATAATAAACATAGTATCAAAGGTTGCGTTGATCCATTCTTTTAATGCAAACCCAGTCACTTCTACGTGACCCTTTTTTTGTTTTGCATTTTCTACCATCAAGGGTCTATCCAACATTATCTTGTCTTCATCGGGAAGGTAGCAGACTTTTGCTACTACTTCTTCCCCAGATACTAATTTTAGTGTTGCATAAAATTCTTCTTCCATATTTAATTTGCTCTAAGGTTTACTTTTATAACCTCATACTTAAAGTTCTCTTCATTATAAATGTTTACTCTTTCATTCAAATGTCGTAGTGTGTAATTTTGTCCGCCAATATCATCAGCGATATCGTATAAGGTTGCGATGTCTTTACCTTCACCTTTCCTAAGTACACGTCCGATTGATTGAAGATTACGAACACGAGACTTACTAGGAGATGCAAAGATAATATTGTGTAATCGTTTGATGTTGATCCCTGTAGAGAACGTACCATAAGAAGCAATAATAACAGCGTTATTTTCAGTCTCAGTAATTTGACGAACCTGTTCTCTATCTTCAACATCAGTTCCACCATGAACGAAAAATAATTTTCGCTGTGGATCTATGGTGCTATTTATCAAATCAAAAAGTGGTTCACCATGCTTCTCAACATAGTTGAAAAGAACAAGAGTATTACCTTCTATGTCTTTGACTAAATTTTTGATTAGATTATTTCTACCACGATGTTGTACTAGATACTCAATCTCATCATGATATGTTTCAAAATACTGAGGAGCATGTTTACAAAGTAGAACTTTTATCCTAAATTTAGATAGATGTCCTTGACGAATAAGATCATCAGTTTTTGTAACACGCTCACAATTACCAAACAAACCTTCTAATACCCACTTATGTGTCTTGCTACCGTCAAGTGTTCCAGTAAAACCAAATCTGTATTTTGCATTATGAAGCTTTGTCATAATGCCAGTTAATGACTTAGACTTGAACAGGTGAGCTTCATCACCAATCACACAATCAATATCATCAAAGTATCTTTTTGGAAACTTGTAAATAGATTGCCAAGTAGAAATGATGATAGGTTTATCAGTATTCTTGTCCTTGCCCGAGTAAATCTTATGAACATGATCATCAGCATTCCATCCGTAATCATTAAAGTCGTTGACCATCTGTTCTACCAAGGACGTAGTAGGGACGATGATCAACGTCTTCTTGTTGGTAGCAGTATAGTATCTGACGAGGGAATAGATCATCAGAGATTTACCACTCCCCGTAGGAGAAAGTAAAAGTTTGCGGTTGTTCTTTATTGCTTCGTAGACCGCACGGTATTGATACTCACGAGGAGTAATTCCCGTTCTGGTGATTTTGTCCATAAAAGTCTTGATGCCTGGAGGAGAAACAAAATCATTAGTTTCTTCAACATCTCCATACCAATCATTTTTTTCATATTCAATAGTGTATTGACGTTCATCTGCCCACACCTGAAGGTGCTTCATCAACCCACCATAAAGTTCGCCTGTACCAGGAGAGTACAGACGAATAGTTCCATCCCAGTATTTGTATCTGGGATTCTTCTTTAGAAATTTTGCTTCTGGAACTTCAAAAGAAAAATAGTCCGCAAGCTCCATATGAACATGGGGCTCTGCAGACTGTACAGTTACATAAACTTCATTCTTCTTTTTTACAGAGAGGTGGGTCATTATTGTCCATTAATAAATTTCTCCCACTCTATGGCATGTCTTATTTGATGACTTCTATTAGAAATTTGCTTCATGACCTGATCCAACCAGTACAACATCTGGTCTAGATATTTGATCTTCGCCTCAAGGTTGACGATATCTTCGTCTGCCTCAAGATAAGTTTTCATTTTTTCTGAAGTCTTGATACTTGATCCAAATGGTTTAGAGGCGTAAGTTTTTGCGTCTGCTTCGCCTGAGTAATACTCACGTTTCTCTTTTACCAACTTACGGATCTCAAACTCTAAAGAAGTTTTGATTTGAGAAATGTCAGTATAGTGGTGTAAGTATTTATTATGTTGAAAAGGGATGGATAATGCAAGTTGTCCTAGATCTGTGGTATACTGTTTGTTCTTGAATTGAAAGTCAACAGCAGAATCTTCAGACCATTCTTCTCTCAGTTGTTCAAATTTATTACGAAGAGATTCAAAATTCATAGAGGTTGTAAGGATTTATCACGAATAAAAAATTGTTGATGTTTGAATACAACTTCAGCAGTAATGTATTCCACATCATTAATTGTAGCATCAAACTGAAGATTGGTAAGTGCTACTGGGAATATGTCTCTAAACTCCACAACAAATGCTGGATTGTATTGAGAAGTAGCTATGTATAGTTGGGCGTTTGTAAAAATATCATCTTCTGGAGTTGTACGTGCCATTTGATCTGCGTTACCATTATCACGTATCCAAGAATGAATACTGTAATAATTTTTTAGATCCTCGTCAACAATAAATCGCACGACAAGATCCCCAAAGGTGACACCACCTCCAGGGATAAATGGTAGATTCCTAAACGGAGAAGCAACTTCTATAGTTGGCATACTGATGTCAGGAAGATTTGCAGTCTGACAAAAGAAATCTACGCCTTCAAATTTTTCCAACTTCAGAAGATAACCTATTGGATTTAGAAAATTTCTATTCTTAGGTTGTTCTTTATACCACTCTGCTGGCATTTCAAATTCTCAATTTACGAGTTATTTATCCTCGTTGTTCCAGAAGTCATCCCAATCTTTTTGGGAGTCTGTAGCGTCTTCCCATTCTGGTTCATAAAAAGGACAAGGCTCTTCAAATAAAGTTTCCATTTTGATATTGCAAATTTTTTTGTAGAGATACTTTAGATCTAATCCCATTCTTCTTCCTCCTCATCATCCCAAACTTCGTATGGTCCATGCTGCATACGTTTTAGTTTTTCAGTCTCACTTTTAAAAGCAGATGTTTCTGCTAACCATAAAGAAAGTTTCATCACTACAAATACAGCAGCTAATGGTGATAGACAAAGAAGTAAAACTATTGGTGTCTGATTCATGAACTATATTCTTTTAACATTTCAAGAATTCTATTCAACGCATCATGTGCGCCATCATGCCACTCGCCACTTTTGGCGTAATAAGTGCCATTATAGAGTTCATTCTTCATTTTATAAACTCTTGCGAGCATGTCAACTTTACTCATTCTGCTTCGTGGCATTTCTTTGCATGACTATTATACCTACTATTTACAAAAAAAGGGACCCTTTTGGGGTCCCTGTGTGTTGAATTGTGAATACGGATCACATGAGGTTAGCAACACGAACTCTTCTGTAGTACTGGTTGACGTTGTGGGTTAGTGCCTCAGCGTCAGGAGTACCAGCAGTACGCTCAACGAATGGGTTAGCAACCATGCCGTAACGAGTCTTGAAGCCAATCTTTGGCTGGAAGGTGTTAGGATCAATGCTGCGTAGCATCTGGAGGGGAACATATGGGCAGTAGAATAGACCTGCGTCATATGGCGAGGAACCCTTATAACCAACTACGTAGAAGTGGGTGCCAGAAACGTTAGCGGAATAAGGATCAACATAGACCTTGATTCTGCCGTTCATGGTTCCTACTAGTAGGTTACCAGTATCATCAACTTCACCGATGGAAGGACCACCAGCGCCAGTTAGACCTGAGGAGTAGTCAAGAGTACCCGACATAGCGAGAGCAGAAGCAACATCAGCAGAAGTGATGATGAAGTTGCCCTTTCCTCTACGAGTCTCTTGAGCGATTGCGTTAGCATCACGCTCAATCTGGAACATGAGTCCCTTGAACTTCTCAACTGACCAACGACCGTTTGAATCAACGTCGAGGTCAAATACGCCTTGGTTAGCAACGTTGTTCTGAGCACCTTGCTTAGCAACGGTGTAAACTGTACGAACAACTTCACGGTTAATTTCAGCAAGGATCTCGCTTGAAAGAAGGTTAGCGAGTTCCTGCTCAGCATCAAGACCATGGATTGCCTTGAGGTCTTGTGCTAGTTCTAGAGTATACTCAGCACGGAGTGCTCTGGTCTTAGCAGTAACCGCAGTCTTCTCGATGCTGAAGTCCATCTCGTTGAAGAGTAGACCAGCACCAGAACCTAGCTGCTCAGCGTCAGCACGATCAATACCATAAGTTGGGTACTTAGCAGTTACGCCGTCACCCTTGTTGACTCCACCACGCTCGTAGTTACCAACGGTAGTACCGCCGCCAGTTGCGTCGTTGAGGAGACCAGGGTTAGCATCGGTTGAACCACCATCTCCAAGAGGAGCAGCGGGATCGTCATAAGCAGCAGGACCCTGTGAGTTAGCAGAGAAGTTAGCATCAGGCTCGTTGTAGAGTGCCTCAGCACCTGCACGAGTGTTGTAGTGCGACTTCATTGCGAAGATTAGACCTGTAGGACCTGACATTGGCTGAACGCCGCAGATGTCATATGCTACTAGGTTAGGGGCAGCACGACGGATTAGGGAGATCATTACAGGATCGAAACCTGCAAGTCCACCAGTCTTGGTGTCAAGACCTGAACCGCCAAGTGCATTACCACCAGTTGCGCTGATAGCGCCAACGGTGCTTGCCTCGTTCATCATACCACGCTCTTCACGTAGTTGTCTTTCTGTATTTTCTAACAGAACAGCGGTAACAGCCTTTCTATAGTTGTCCTTGATGGCACCAGCGCCTTCATGACCTAGAACAGGGTTCCACTTTTCTGTCAGAGCTTGTGCGTTAAACATTTGTTTGCTCCGATTTAAAAAAGTAGTTTATATTATCAGGAATTCCAGCGGTTAAGTGCTTGAAGATATTGTGCCATTACTGGGTTCATATCTTCGCCTTCTACTGGAGTTTCATCAGCAACCTCTGCGGGGGCAGCGATTGATTCTTTGAAGTAGCTCTCCTTGATAGTCTTGACTTTCTTGGAGAATGATTCTTCAGAAACAAACTCTAGACCCTCTGCGAGAGCTGCGAGTTTTTCTTTTTGAGTATCTGCTAGTCCTTCCGAAACGATGTTCAGAATGTTGAGTTTTGCAGTCTCATTCAGACGATTTTGTAGTTTCACGTTAGCTTTGACCTGTTCGTCAAGGCGCTCTTCCATCTCACGAATTGATTCAGCCATACCCTCTACAACATCGACTTTCTCGTCGGGGATAGAGATGTAATGCTCTTCAAAGAGACCCTTCAGACCTGCGATGAAGTCTTCAGTAATCTCATTTCTGATTCCACGGTCAATAGCAACTTGGTTTTGCTCCATCCATTGACCGATGGCGTAGTTTACTGTGCCGTCTACTTCCTCGGAAAGCTCTGCCTTAGCAGCATCTACTTGCTTATCGAGTTCAGCAGCAAAGTGCTCTACAAGTCTGTCATACTCTTCAGAGATTTTCGCTTTTACAGCAGCTTCAAAAATTGTCTTTGCTTTATCGGCAAATTCTTCTGAGAGTTGTGTGCCCTCTAGGAGAGCAGCAACATCAGCGGAAACATCGAGGGACTCAAACGATGGTTTGATTGGATAACCAACCGCACCACCCATGCTGGTTCCGTATGCTACTTGAGCACCAATTGAAGGTTGTGGATCTTTACCTGGCT